TTGAGTCCCATGCAAGCATATAAAACAACGAGGTATATTGTCATGTGTTCTTCTCCTTGAGGTTGGCTTCAATTTTCAATCATGGCTGTACCTTTGCTGCTATATAAAGCCCCACATTACCTAAGCTATAGCCAACAAAGGCTATGCCTAGTCCTGTGTTTCCTTTTAGGAAGAGGTCTATAGCCACCACCAAATACACCACACCAACTATTGCTATCAACCATGTACTCATGCGTAAGCCTCATCATATGAACGTAAGGCATCATCAACAAACTTGGTGTCTTTGTAAGACATAAAGTGTGTAACGTCTTCACCCTTAACAAAAGCATTCCAGTAGTAGCCACCAATAAACCCAACAGAATAGTCAGGCTCTTCCCAATGAAACTCAATTAAAACTTCATCGGCATCTGGATGTTCCTCAAAGAAGTCTTTACGAAGACACAAAGAGGGGAAGTCACAAACACCTAGCAATATGTTGTCCATCATGTTCCTTAAAATTTGTCGTTTTCTCACAGCTTCTCGTCCTCTGTCTCAACCATACGTCCTGTGTATTTACTATACACAAGGTTACACGCATGTCCTGTTAAGCCAGCAAACCGATTCTTCAACACACGCACCTTGGTGGTGTTGCGTTCCTTCTCATCGTCTGCCTGACCATTACGCTCAAGGCCAAGCACCATGTCAGAGAGTTGAGCAATGGAGCCTGAGCCACGTAGCTGAGCCAAGGTGGTAGCTACCCCTTCCTCATGCCCTTTGCCCCCATCAGGACGCTTCAGGTGGCTCACCAGCACTAGGCTGATGCCTGTCCTCTGCACCAAGGTACGAAGCTCAGTCATTATACTGTCCAAAGCCTTGCGCTCATCACCATTCTGTTGTGAACTTACAACAATGGATACGTGGTCAAGGAAGATGTAGCCACAGCCAAAGGCTTTAGCAAACTCTTCTGTTCTGTTCACAATGTTCTGGATGTCTGTGCTGCCGAAGTGGTCAAACATATACAGCCTGTCTGTCCCAAGGGTGGCATCAAAAGCTGCCTTCTTCTCCTCCATTGTAGCATCACAATCAGGTAAATGCAAGGGCTTGTTTGCAGCCAGAGACATGATGGATGTTCCTGTCTTACGCACACTCTCCTCCAAGAACATCAATCCAATGTTGTCCTGTGTCTTGCAAAGGATGTGCCAGATAAGCTCACGCAAGAACTGACTCTTGCCCAAGCCTGAGCCAGCAGTGACAGTTACAAGCTCGCCCTTACGTATGCCATAGGTGAGCTTGTTAAGCCCCTCAAAGGGATAGGACACCTCTGCCTTCTCCAAGGGTTTGGATACCTGTTCCCACAACGTGGAGCCAGCGACAATACCATCAGGCATATGCTTCTCAGCAGCCCACCAGCGGTCAATAAATTCCTTCTCTTTCCCTGCCAAGAGCCAATCGCACCCATCCTTGAGGCCATCAACCCCCTTCATCACCTTCACCTTCGAGCCAAGGATGGAACACAATTGGTTTGCTCCCTGCTTTCCGGGTTCATCGTTATCAAAGCAGACAACAATGTTCTCAAAGCTATTGAGCCACTCGTAATGTTCCTTGGCATCCTTTGCTGCACCCCCTGCACCATTACGCACAGAGACAACAGGCCACTTGGAGCCAAGCATTTGGAAGACAGCAAGGGCATCATACTCCCCTTCAACAATGGTTAGATACTTGCCTCCCTTGGTGAACAGTTGCTGCCCAAACAAACAGGTAGCTTTCCAATCCCCCTCAGTAACAAACTTCTTCTCCTTGATGCTTCGCTTCTTTGCTGCAAACAGCTTTCCATCATTGTCGTAGTAGGGAAACCATACGTGTGTGGTATCAGACACCACTCCATACTTCTCGACAGTGCTTCTGCTTATGCGTCTGCTTCCAATGGCTGGTGTAGCCAAGGTTTGGAAGGCAACCCTGATGTCGTTTATAGCCCCATCTGTAGGCTTTACTGGCACACTCTGCATATATCCTTCATTCGTTGGCTTGGTGTGTGTGTTACACACGAAGCAATAGGTTGACCCATCTTCATTAACTGACATGCCATCACTGCTGTCACAAGACAAACAGGGCTGGTGCGTTTTAACAAAAGCCATTAGTACTTCCAATCATTCCATAGGGTTTGTTGTCTTACCTCAAGCTCTTCTTGTGACAAAGGAAGGGATTCTTTTTTTGTTAAGAGAGCTGTCTGGAAAGCTTCCATGAATTTAACATAACCAACCAAGGTTACAAGCTCCACACAATCTGCAATTGTGAAGGCCATAAACCTTTCTATCTTCTCGTCACTGTTCATCATCTTCAAACCCTTCTTCATCTGAAACATGTTGTAAGTCTTGCCTCTCTACAACATCAATGTCTTCTTTGACATGAGAGAAACAACCATTACACATGTCTACAAAATCACCACTCTGAACACTCTTACGTGTAGCTTCAAAGTCAGACAACACAGCATTACAACAATAACATCTCATATGCATTCCTTAATATAATTAACTAGAAGCTTCTAATATGTATTTATTGTACGATACATACAAGAAGCTGTCAAGGGCATCATAGGTAACTGGCTAGTTACCATGAAGAACTGTAGTATATATCATACTTACGTAAGTCTGGTATTGACAAGACGTTCTCTATTATAGCCTTTGTATGGATTAAATCATCATAATAGCCCTCATCATACAGGCCACTGCCAAAGAAGAAACCGTTGCTTGTAGGCAACAAATCCTTTGCCTTCTTTGTATGTGCAAGCACCTCATTGACCAAAGCAAGCAGCTTCTCTAGGTCTGCAACAGACACAAGGTATTCGGCACAGTTGTCCACACCATTCTGTACGTTATCAACAAACCACTTGTGGATGTGGTTAGCCTTACGCCAGTAGCCAGCCTCATATGAAAGTTCTTTGACTGTCATACCATTAACCTTCAGGTCATCAAGGTAGAAGCGCAAAGCCTTGCCGCTATCATCGTAGTCATAGATGTACCGCTTAGCGGTCAAGTACATGTCTAGTCCCATTTCATTTCCCCTTTTGTTTAAAGAATTTAATCACAAGTAAACCAATTACAAACCCAATTACATACACAAAGAATATACCAATGCCATCAACATTGTTCCGCATTGCCAGCCTCCACAAATGGAATGCCATTATGAATGTTCATTCTAGCAAACCTAGCCTTATGCACAGGCTTACCAAGCGGTGTTACAAACGAAGAGAACACGTATGGATTGTACAACACAGAAACCCATGACACCTCTTCCTTAGTCCAATCATAAGGGGCTGTTAAGAAACCAACAACCCCTGCATGTACGTTCTTACGTCTCTCACGCACCACACGCTGCCTTCCAGCCTCTGAAACCTTGAAGACAGGGCTGTCTATGGCTAACGATGTTCTGTGCCCTATAACCCTGCCCTTGTCTTTGCCTTCCAATGCCTTCACAGAGAAGACACGCTTGTGCAAATTGAAATATACAAACACCTTCATTCTACCTCCTGTGTTATGTAATCGGATATGTCTTGACGTAACACCTGTACTGGGTAATGCCCATTGATTACCTCAAGCAACAACTCAGTCAAATCATGTACCTTCAAGGTATCAGAACCCATCCATGCGTACAACTGGTCTACTGTTATCATGCTGCCCTCTTCATCAAAATCTCTAGGAAGTTCTCCCCAATGTAGGGAAGCTTAACCCAGAAGTCACCTTCTTTATAGCCAACAATGTCAGTGGCATAGATGCTACCCATCTCTGTATAAAACCCCTCCACTGTAGCCATGCGTATGCTGCCACGCTTGTTGTCTTCAAGCACAGCTTGCCAGCCATTACGCAGGACAATACGTGTCCCCTTCTTAAGCTTATTTGTTTCTGCAAACTGACTCATGGTAACTCCTTAGTAACTACACAAGACAAACCCATCGCTTGCCACTGAAGAGCAAGCGCATTGGCCTCTTCTTCTGTGTCTTTAAAGCCAATGAAGTCAATGACTCCCTTTGTTCCAACAATCTTATACATTTGCAATCTCCTTGATTTGAAAAACCTTAGCCATCTTACGTGAATGTGCCACATATGCAACAACCTTCACACCCTTATTCCAACAGGCAGTGCATGTATCACACTTGCCAGCTTGCAAACTACTAGGGCATACGTGCACACCACGTCTATGCTCATGGGTTTTGATAACCATCGATGTGGTTGTCCCTGCTATCTGCTCTTCTACATTGTCAGCACTGAGACGCACAACAACATTAGGCAAGCTGTCCAAAGCCCCTAAGACATGGGCATATTTGTCAAACTTGTGCATACGTGTGGGCAGCCAGTGCTTGACATGCGGGGTAAGCCTACAAACTTCATGGATTTTCCATGCCAAATCAACAGAATAAATATCTCCGCTGTCAAACCATCGAAACTTCTTCTGCTTTGACAAAGCCTTGACCATGCGAGCCACCCAATCGTCTGTCTGCCAGTCATCTTTGTTGTTTTTACGCAACGAAATAGCATCAGGCATGTGATAAAACCCCTGTGTGGCATAACAACCTTGACAAACCTCGACAAGCTTGCCGTCTTTGCCAATAGAGCCTTGACAAGTCTCAAGGGCTTGCAAGCTCCAGCTATAACAGCCAAGCTTTGATGTGCGACTAAGCATAGTATGCCTCCAAAAATAACATTGTCCAAACCAGCACCAATAAAACGGTGCATGTAACTGTGAATTGTCTATCTGTCATTTGATGCTCCTTGCTGGCAGGATTGCCACATAAACCCACCATTGATGGGCTTATGTAATTCCCTGTCAAATTGCAATTGCTTGCTTTTGTACTGACAAACGCTTCTTGTCACGATGTACACGCATAACAGCACTGGGTGAAACTTTGACAATCTTGCCACCATGCGCCAACTTAACTGACACTTTGAAAAACCCACGACTGACAATCTGCCCATTGTGGCGATGCCCCTTCATGTCATAAACCGTCAAAAATCTATTGCCATGATTAGCAACAAACTGCTTCGCTACAAAAAAAGCCTTAATCGAATCAAACATAAAAACTCCCTTAAAAAGTTACTTGCCAGTTACCTGCAAAGCGCAGGGAAAAGCATCGAAGCTTTTCTTTGTGCTCTGCTATCCATTGTACAGGCATCGAAGGGGCTGTCAACCCCTCCGATTCTGCTCTCATTATACCTTCTCGTTGATTTTAGCCATTGCCTGAAGAATTAATTCACTAGCCATTTTATAACCCTTGTCATAGCATAGTTGCTGAATTATCTCTAAGTTATTCAGCATTTTGTCTTCATCGCTGAATGTAACCTCTTCGATACCCTCTTCGCCTTCGCCCTCTTCTTTAGGGGCTTTGCTTACGTTACCCTCTTCATCGATAACCTTACTGCCTGATTCTAAGCCCCTTAAATCTTTCACTAAGCTTTGAACCGATTCATAATTATCAATAATATTGAAGAGGGTTTTCCGATTTTCTTCAGTACTCGCATGGTCGCATATCTTCTTGAATTCTGATTTTCTAACCTTTGCTGTGTTCGCATTGTAGAGGGCTTTTGCTTGAGTACCGTAGCCCTCAATCATCGCTTCGTACTCTGCCTTATTTTCTACTGTGAAGACCCCTATAGTTTCTTTAAGGGTCTTAAGAAGCTTACCGTTGACGTTGGCTTGTTCACATGCGAATGCCGCACCTAATGCTTCTGGTGAAGCCCCTTCTGTCTTTTTTGCTTTGCTCATGTCGTTTCCTTAGTTGGTTACTTGCTAGTTACCGAGAACCATTCTCTGCAACATGTCTTCATTCTAGCAGAGTATCAGTGGCAAGTGTCAACGTGCTATTAATACCCTACTAGAATCAGGGGTTACTCGTTAGTTACCGATTCTCCCCTGACCCTATATACTATGCACGTTCTATGCCGTGTATACTTAAGTAGTCATGTCGTTAATACCTTTGTTTGCAGACATGAGACAGTTGTAATGCTTACGTATTAACTTTATGTAAAGGTATACTTATGGCTTACAGTATTTGTGCACCATGTTAGTGCATTATGACATGCTGTGCACTATGTTGGTGCTTCATGTGCGAGCTTTGCACCATAATGGGGCATGGTGTGGCATTTGTAACCCATAGGTACTATACTAGGGACTTTCCCTGTAACTCTTAGGTATTACTTCTTGGTTGTTATTCCTGGCCTTGTAGTACTTTGGGTTTCAGGTGGCTTCAGTGGCTGCCACATAAGTACTCATACCTCTAAAGTTTACATACCCCCTGCATAAAAGGCTCTTTTGTAACACAAAAGTACTACCGGGGGAGGGGACAACTTGTGCCAATATATGCGGAACCCCGTTGCATACAAAAAAGGGCTAAAATAGGGGGTTATTGTCATATAGTGAAAGGGCATTAAAGCCTTGATCTATATGACTAAAAGTAATAAAACCCCATTGGTCAGTAAAGGAAATTAGAGTGCCCAGTCTAATCGTACAATGTGTAGCATTAAAGCCACACAAAGAGCTTGACATTTAACAAGATGTGTGGTATAATAAATACATATAAGCAATTAAGGAAGCTTAATTAATTATAAACAAATAAGCCTAGGCATAGAAGTAACTATGTAGTTACTTAGAAGATGCACAGATGGACATAGAAGCTGCACAGATGGACATAGAAGCTGCACAGAGAGGCATAGAAGCCGCACAGAAGGACTTATGAATACAGATGTTTCTGTTAAAAAAAGAGGACGGCCTAAGAAGACAGACCTAGTTGCCAAGACCCCGGGCAAAAGGAATGCTGTTGGAAGACCCAAGGGTGAACAGGCAATCATAAACGAATATCGCTCTAGGATGTTAAACAGTCCCAGAAGCCAGAAGGTTGTTGAGGCTATATATGGAGCTGCTTTGGATGACAACCACAAAAATCAAGCGGCTGCATGGAAGCTCATCATGGATAGATTGTTACCTCTTAGTCACTTCGAGAAGGACAAGAATGGTGGTGGTAGGGCTGCTGTGTCTATTACTATCACTGGCGTTGGTGGTGAACAAACTATCATCTCAGCGGCAGACGAAGCTGAAGACATCGCATACAAGGAATAACATGCCAAAGACATACCAAGTTGAGGGTGGCTACCTTCCTCCACATAAGTATACACAAGATTGGCTTGCTGATATGCAAGCTGCTCAGAGAAGCAACCCAAAGATGTTCAAGGGAAACCCTGTAACCTCTTGGTGGGGACAGCCAAGGTACAAAGAAGTTCCTGCTGAGGATGTCATCTTTGGACGTAGGCCAGACTTAAAAACTGGTAAGATGGAAACTCTTACTAAGCCCTACGACATGGAGACAATGGGGAATTTGTTAGACGCTTATAGAAGTGCTCAGGCTCTTGACCCCAAGTTTCCTAAGCTTTCAGCAGAGCAGCTTACACGGTTGGCTCTGGAAGAAGGACGTAGTAACTTTGGGTATAATGAATGGGATGTTAATAACAAGAAGCTCCAAGGGGTTGTTAAAGACTTAACCAGACTTGGGCATGATGAGTATTCCTCTGGCTTTGCTGCTGCCATTAAAGAGAAGTATGATACAGCTAAAAGACTTAAGCGTCCCTTTGAGCAAGTGTGGAATGGTGGTGGGCCAAAAGCTAAAGAATACTACCAACGCATTCAAAAAGGAATGTACAGTGTTGAGCATCCAGATAACCAGAAGCTGAAAGAATACATCCGTAACCGCATTACCCCACAACAGATTAGTGAAGCAGATATTTATGAAGGTTTGGACAATCCTTTGATGCCTACTAACGATGTGTTTGCAGTTTGACTAGTCTAGACATTAAGCTCCTTCCGTGGCAGCAAACTGTGTGGAGCGATAAGTGTCGTTTCAAGGTTGTAGCTGCTGGACGAAGAACAGGTAAGAGCCGCTTAGCTGCCTACTTATTGCTGTTCAATGCGCTACAGGCAGAGAAAGGCCATGTGTTCTATGTTGCCCCTACACAGGGACAGGCAAGGGACATTATGTGGCAAACCCTCCTTGAGGTGGGACATGCTGTCATAGCCAGTAGCCATGTTAATAACTTACAGGTGAAGCTCATCAATGGAGCTACCATCAGCCTTAAGGGTGCTGACAGGCCAGAAACAATGCGAGGGGTATCCTTGAAGTTTCTGGTGATGGATGAATATGCAGACATGAAGCCAGAGGTGTGGGAACAAATCTTACGCCCTGCTTTGGCTGACCAGAAGGGTCATGCCTTGTTCATTGGAACGCCAATGGGCAGAAACCATTTCTATGAGCTTTACCAATATGGTATGGCTGGAGATGATGATACATTTAAAAGCTGGCACTTCACCAGCTATGACAATCCTTTGATTGATCCAGATGAGATTGAGGCTGCTAAGAAGAATATGAGCAGCTTTGCTTTTAGACAAGAGTTTATGGCCTCCTTTGAAGCACAGGGTGGAGAACTCTTCAAAGAGGAATGGGTTAAGTTTGATGAAGAAGAACCTGATGGTGACTACTTCATTGCCATTGACTTAGCTGGCTTTGCAGACGAGAGCAAGGGCAGCAAGAGCAAGAGGCTTGATGACAGTGCCATAGCCATTGTTAAGACTAACGACAAGGGCTGGTATGTTAAGGATATTGTCTTTGGACGATGGACAGTTGAAGAAACAGCCAAGAAGATATTTGCTGCTGTTAAGAAGTATGAGCCAGTGTCCATAGGAATTGAGAAGGGTATTGCTAAGCAAGCAGTGATGCCCTACCTGTCAGACATTATGAGAAGAACACAGACATTCTTTAGGGTTGAAGAACTCACGCATGGAAACAAGAAGAAGACAGACAGGATTGTCTGGGCATTGCAGGGACGCTTTGAGCATGGACAGGTTGTGCTCAACAAAGGAGAATGGAACATACAGTTTCTTGACCAACTCTTTCAGTTCCCTAACACTCTTGTGCATGATGACTTGATTGACGCTCTGAGCTACATAGAACAACTAAGCAAACAGAGCTATGTAACAGAATACGAAGAAGAACCCTTTGAACCAATGGACGCTGTAAGCGGATACTAAGGAAATATATGAAATTTGATTCTGAAGAAACCTACAAAGGTAGTGACTTAGCTGGTTGGGTTATTGAAAAAGCTGACAGATGGCGTGACCATTACATTGGTAACCATCAAGAGAAGTTTGATGAGTATTACCGCTTGTGGCGTGGTCAGTGGGATGCTGCTGATAAGACACGTGAGAGCGAGCGTAGCAAGCTTATTAGCCCTGCCTTGCAGCAAGCTGTAGAGAGCAGCGTTGCTGAGGTTGAAGAGGCCACCTTTGGACGTGGTAAATGGTTTGACATCCATGATGACATGCGTGACTCAGAACGTCAAGACATTGAGTTTACACGTAATGCCTTGGATGAAGAGTTTAAATACACCAAGACACGTAAGGCCGTAGCTGAGTGTTTGTTAAACGCTGCTGTGTTTGGAACAGGTATGGCTGAGCTTGTCCTTGATGAGGTTCAAGATTTCACACCAGCTACACAGCCAATCCTTGATGGAGCCATGCAAGCTGTAGGTGTGAATATCAAAACACGTACAGTGGTCAAGGTACGCCCCATTCTGCCACAGAACTTCCTGATTGACCCTGTTGCCTCCTCTATTGAGGAAGCCTTGGGTGTAGCCATTGATGAGTTTGTTCCTCGCCATCAGGTTGAGATGCTCATTGAGAAAGGCATCTATCGTGATGTAGATATTACAGAAGCTGCTCCTGACCAAGACCTTGAGCCTGACCAAGACT